CGATGTAGTATCATCAAATTTTGTTTGAGATAGGTCAACACCTACAAACTTTGACTTTGACATTGGTTGTAGGAATGGTAAGAACCCCCTACCATCATCATTTTTGATAAAATCGACATATTTAGGGGTTTTTGCCTGTCTTTCAAGGTTAGGGTCGGATGTAATAAGTGTTGGGGTGGTTTCACCCTTGAATTTATCACCTTGTTCTACATTTGTAGTTGTAGTTTCACCCAAAAACTTTGCAGCCAAAGATGTATTAGTTGGTGTAGTCTCACCCAAGAATTGTTTTACGAATTTGAACTCCGATGGGGAGGTTTCTCCTTTGAATTTTTCGGCATTGGAGTAGTCTTGAGGAGTCGTTTCACCCTTAAATCTATCTCCTTGAGTAATATTTGCCGTTTCGGTTTCACCTTTGAATTTATCCCCTTGTTGAATTGTATTTGGTTCGGTTTGTCCCAAGAATCTCTCTTTTAGGGACATTTGTGTTGGTGTGGTCTCCCCAAGATAGTTTGATGAGTTGTCAAACTGATTTGGAGTCGTTTCACCCATAAATTTAGATGAGTTGTCAAACTGATTTGGAGTCGTTTCACCCAAGAAATTTGATGAGTTGTCAAACTTGGTTGGAGTCACACCTTGTTTAGGGGTTGTTGTTTTAGATTTTGGCGCATTAGGAGCCGAATCCACAAATTGAGATAGTGGAGTCTGATTAGTTGACTTTGGAACTTCCACTCGCTTTTGTTCGGTGAGTGGTTTTTCCACAGGTCTTCTAAATTTAGACAGGTCGGATTTTAAATCTTTCAACGCCATTTAATTATCCCATCATTCTATTATATGATTTATTTGTAGTCTGCTTTCTTGTTATGGCAGATACCACTTTACCATCAACTACAATTTGAAGCGGTTGATTTGCAAGTGCGGCTGCAAGTTTATCGTAGTCAATACCACCACCTCCACCACCGAACATTCCACCAACTGCGTTGGCTGCCATTCCAAGTGGACTTGCATTAAACATTTTACTAGCAAAACCACCTATCATATCCATTGGATTTTTAACTGCCATTATGTAATCCATCGGGTTGGTTTTGACTACATCACCATCTGGTGTAATTACACCATCATTAATTGAGTCAGATGCTTCTTCACCACCTCCTGTAAAAAAGTTACCTATCTTACCGGATGCATCCTCAACTCCAAATAACCCACCTATCATATCTGCAATGTACTTAAATGGTGACAATATTAAGTCAATTATTGACTTACCAATTTTCAACAAACCACCTTGGATATCACCATCGAGTATCATACCAATGCCCGAAAATATACCTGATATTGTTTTCAATGGTTGCATAAGGAACTTTAGTTGTGCCATTACAAGATTTAACAAATATGAAATAATAGGAATGAGTACGACTGCTATCTCATCAAATATAGCCGAAAACTTTTCGGTCATAGCTGTCATTTTTTCTTGTTGAGACATTTGTTCTCGTTGAAGTAACAACTTTTCCTTTTCTGAATCCAGTAGATTGGAATTTCGAATATCTGATTCTTTAAGGTCTGCTAGATTATCAACACCCAATTTTCTCAACATCGTTTGTTGTTCATTCATCTTAACAAGTTGGTCCACGGACATACCCATTGCGTCTGCGATTGCTTTTTGTTCGTGTGGTAATTTATTACTAATATCACCAATCTCGTTAAGTTGTTTTGCTTGAAGTCGTAATACTTCAGCTTGGTTACCCATCAATTGTGCTCTACGAATCTCATCATTGTTAATATTTACACCAGTCAACATCCTTGCCTTCATCTCCGCTTTGAGTGAAGATTCCATATTAAGAAGGTTTTGAGCAGCGTCAGATGATTCTTGAAGTGTAGTACCCATTGCCTTTGCTTGAGCAACGGCTAGAGCCATTTCTTGTACATTACCTCTGAATCGGGCTCTCATTTCACCAGATAGGTCTGATATGTCTCTCATTACACCTGCAAAATCAATGGATAACCCAGTAGCATCATTTAATGATTGTACAGTCCCTGCCACTTCTCTTTGCATTTCACGAGTTGACATTCCAGCACCAGCTGCAATTTTTTGGAAATTGGCAGCTTGGTCACCTGACATACCCATATACTTTGTAAGTAATATTTGGTCTTTTAACATTTCTCCAGTATATTGAGCAGTCATCCCAATTGAGGATGCAAGTTCTTTTTGTGCTTGAATTAAACCTTTGGTTGTAACATTTAAGTTATTAGTGCTTGATGATAGGTCATTAAAGTTGGTAACCATATCTTTGGCTTCATCATTAGCAATTCCCATCTCGCGACTTAAATCTGCAACTTGTTGGTCAACACCCAATGCTTTTTTAAATAAATAAAGTGCAGCGATGATAGGAAGGAGGATAGGTAGTAGTGGTGCCAACGATGCCCATAAACTTGCTCCAAAAGAAATTATAGATGGAATTGCTGACCTAAATGACATTCCAATTGCTGTTCCAGCGGGAACTCCGGCAGCGGTTAACATTACAAATTGTTGGGTCATTCCTTTTAATATCCCACCCATTTGTTTTTTAAGGCCTCCAAAATCTATGGTAGATGCTAACATATCCCCCACTATGGGTATTTTTTTTATCTGACCTTCAAGGCCATCTAACATACCATCGGCTTTTCTTTGAAGTTCATCTTGTAGGTTAACTCGTTTTTCTTCAGTCTTTACAACATCTTTAAGAAGATTAACTTCCTTTTCGAGGTCTTTGTATGCTTTTGTTCTTCTATCTGCTATATTAGATAATTGTTCTTCGTATTCTTCTATTAAGGTTTTTTGTTGTTGAAGATTATCTTTCTCATCTACCATTGAGTCCAATAATCCCTTACGAAGTTTATTTATCTCCCTATAATTTTGTACCTGGTCAGACAATTTTTGATTGAGCAAATCCGCATAGTTTGTCAACAACTGCTCATCTTTGATGGCTTTCTTTCTATTGTATCCACTCTTATCTGCCATTTATACCACTCCGACCAATTAGGATATTATTTCCAAAGACCAGAATCTTTGCGTTCTTGATTGAATTTCTCAATATCCTGTGCTAACTTGTGAGAGGCAGCGCCTAAATCATCGAAACTTTTTCTTATTGTAGGGTCTTTCTCTGCCATTTTTTCAAGACCTTTCAAAAGTTTACGAGCTACAAGTTTTTGTAAAAAATTCATATTAGCCATTATATGTCTCCATTGTTTGTGTATATAAATATCAAAGGGGAACTATTTTCGTGTTCCCCTTGATGATTTCTTCATAGACTCTTCAGTATGCTTTCTTTCAGCCTCTTTAAACTCTACAATTTTATTGATATAAAATTTACGAGCCCAAACAGGCATATTGTAAACATCATTCCAAGTAAACCCACCATTTCCGTGGTATACAAGGTCAAATATATGTCCGTGGAGTTGTTGTCTATATTTAATCGTTAGGCCAAAAAAAGGTCAAGTCGATTGGCAACGACATCTCCCTCCCTTCGCCAGTTTCTTCTGAAATAAATTCCCAAGTTAGGTCAATGTCAGGAGATACTTCTCTTATGTGGTTTCTTAATGCCTTTGAATCAAACGCAAATAATTCATTATCAACAAAGTTTCTAATAGTCTTTGAGTCGTAGTCGCCATCTACTGATAGAATACTATGTTTCAAACGAGTTGTTAATTCTGGCATTGTTTCGTTTTTAAGTTTACGATTTGCCTTCTTCAAATCCTCCAACTCGTGTTTAATTTTTCTATCCTTTGATTCCGTTAGAATCATAAACGTGATAGTTCTTTTTGATTGTGGAAGTTTAAACTCAAATTCGTTTTTATAAAGTTCTATTTGAGCTGAACCATCATACTCTACATTATCAAATTGAGTAAGGTCAATCGTTTCCTCTTGGGTATTGCTGGAGAATGGGTCATTTACCATAACCTTATAATCCTTACCATATCCAAGAATACGAGCAGCAATCATAATAGCATTTTTATCACCAATGATTAAATCAACATACTTAATAGGTTGACCTTCACCATTTGAAATGATAAGAGACTGAAATAGTCGGTCAAGTACCGTACCATCTTTGATATATGATTGTGTTGTAAGAATATCTTCTTCTTTTGCCGTCATATATTTCATTTCCACCTTACCACTTGATAATGGGTTGTCTTTTGGATATACTAATCCACGAGATGGTAGTTCGATAATTTCAGTAGGGAATTTGTAGTCACGAAGTTGTTGAGTTTCCGACTCCGCTCTTAATTTTGCAGCAATATCCTTATCGGACATTCCTTTATATTCATCTTGTAAATCTGCCATAACTTCCTTTGTTATATTTTGGTTAACCACATATAAATATGGAAGTCGAAGATTTATAATACAAAAAACCCCCACCGATTGGTGAGGGTTTAATTTTTAATAGGGTTTCTATTAAGCAGCTACGAAAGAATAGTTACCAGCTTCGCCAGTAATTTTCCATGCACCTGAACAATCGAATGTTTCAGGGAACTCGTATCCATCAACGAATTCAATTGCTTCGTAACCATCTTTACCCCAACCACCTTCTGGCAATCCCCACTCAGCAGTAGCTTCTGCGTAAGTGAAAAAGTTTGCGTCATCTGCGTGGTCAACGATAGTACCAGAGTTACCATAAATAGCAACACGGTCTTCTTTTTGTACGATAATTTGAATAGCCATAGCATCTCCTTTTTTTAAATTGGTTAACCTCAAATAAATATAGTCAATTTAATAGAAAACCCCACCAAAGTGGGGTTATCATTTTTCAATTATTATTACAATCCGTATTTTAGTATTGTAAGATAGCGTAATCGTAAGTAAGTGTTAAATCAACTGTAGCAAGGTCTTCACCCGTGTAGTCCATATCAGAGAACTTAGCAGTTTGAATGAAAGCGCCTTTTAATGTCCACTCTTCTACTTTATCACCAACAGGACCCAAACTGTTGAATACGATGTCTTTTTTGTAGAAGTCAGAATAACCATCACGGCCTGTTACCGATTCGTGGTGTAAACGTACCCACTCCATTACTGCTTGTGCAGCGGATGGAACTACTGCGTCATAAAGAGTTACGGTGATGTCAGACCATTCAGAACGACCCTTAACATATCTACGGGTGTTGATGTGGTCGATAGTCACCTTACCATTTGTAATTTCAGGTCTGGCAGCCGTTTTCACCAAGTATGCTGGAATTCCTTCCACATACATAATGAACCTATTGGACATTTTAGGTTCAAAGTTGGTGAACATAATTTCATTTGGGTCAAGTAATTGTGCCATTTATATCTCCTATTGTCTTTCTAATAAATAGTCGTTTCTCTAATTTATGCCTCTGGGAATGCAGCGCCAGTTGGAAGAATGTTGAAGTCAAGTACAATGAATTCAGCAGTCTTGGCTGGTTGTAAGTAAATTTCCCCTACCATAATGTTTCTATCAATCACATCTGGCGTGTTGTTGGAATCATCCATCACCACTTTAAATGCGTACAAACCATTTCTTTGTTGGATTGATTCCAAGTATGGGTTCACGATTGACAAGAATCTATTTCTTGTAGCAGCGGTGTTGTTTTCGAATACCAAGTATCTTGTAGAAGATGCGATGTATTTCTTAACTGCGATTAACAATCTACGAACATTGATTCTATCCAAAGCGGATGGTTTAGCTTGTAGTGTTTTCTGACCGAATACCGTAGCACCTTGTCCAGGGAACGTAGCGATTGGGTTGATTCGGTTAGTGTAAAGTGTATCTCTCTCATCGTGAGTCAAACGAGTCTTAACTTCAAGTACGTTTGGAAGACCACCACGATTCAAACCGGCAGGAGCGTACCATTCAGCACCAACTGCGTCATTGAAAGCAATAACGCCAGGAAGTACAACACTTGGCGGAACCCAGACTGGCTTGTTCTTATCGGTATCAAGGATTTTAACCCAAGGGTGGTAAGTAGCAACATAGTTTGAATCAAAACCACTCAAAGAGTTAACAACCGTTGCAATAGAGTCAGCGTAACCACCGGCATCCATCACATAGAAACAATCCAATCTATCTTCACACATATCTTTAGCGAAAGTAGTTACTGAAGAGTGTAGTCTATTGATAACACCTGGAGTTACAACCATATTGATGTCGTACTCATCCGGGTTAGAGATTGCGTTGATAGCTTTTCTATAAGCAACCGTACCAGCAGCGGTAGCGGAAGAACAATCCAAACCTTGAGTGTTTCCAGCAACAATGTTAGTTCCT